TATCATATTCTACTTTTATATTATTAAAGATTCTTCTTTCTAATTCTAACAGTAGTTCATCTCTAAAATCTTTATATGCTTTGATATAGCTACCGTCATGCCCTCTTATCATAGCTACGCCACGTGGATATTCTTCTAGTGATAAATCATCAACTGTTGCATGATTCATTTGTGTGTCTGGCATCCAAAATACTTGTGATAGTCCTTCAAATACATGCATATGAGCAGTGCCAGTATCAGCACTAGAATCAGAATCAGCAGCTATAGCTTCTTCTTTAGAAGTATATAACGGATAAAACCAACCTACTTTTCCTTTGAAAGATTTTGTTGTTTGTTCTGTTCTTCCATAGAGTTTAAATGGGCCTGTTGCCAGCGTGTCTTCTTGGACATAACTGTCATCTATAATTAATTCAGGATAGTACTTAGGATAAAGTCCTGATTTCGTTGGAGTAGCTGGTATAAAGCTACCGTCAGTATTTTCATATTCGTAAATTTCAATAATATCATTAACAAATTTTGTTGCAGTAATTACAGCATACCCATCACTATTAAAAGTATAATCTTTGCCGTGTGTTAATTGAATTCCATTTAAATAGACATTTACACTTTTTTCGCTTAACGCTCCTAAGGTGAATGCAGAAGTCATAGGATAAATTGTTGTGTCAGAATCTAAAACAGTATACTCTAACCTATTTGCATCACCATATGCTAGCATATCTGAAAAGTAAAAAGACTCTGTTTTTACCCTGTCTTTATTTAAATCTTGTAATATTTTATCAAAGTGTTTTTTTACTGGGCCGTCAAAACCTAAAGTAATTGCTTTCTCTAAAAAACTTCTTTTAAATCTTGAATACTCATTTTTTGAATGTCTTAGTGCTTTTATTATATTAAAGTTTTTATTTGTAATATGATAGTTTGCAATATTAATCGGACCACTATGTTTTACAAAACGCTTGCCAAAATGATCTGTTTCACCTGAATCTCTTAAATTACTTCTACCAGGATACACTCCTTTGAAAGTAGGAATATCTTCTATCATAGTGTCAACATGATCAATTACTTCACCTAATGTAAATTCAGTAATATCATCATTTAATGGGTTGCGTTCTAAATTATATGGAAACTCATAATATCCAATATCTTTTTCAGCATTACTATCAGTTTTTATTTTAACAAACTGTCCGTCTAGCAAATTTTTATAAAATCTTACTATAGCTACGCCATTAATACGATCAATTTCATAATCTACTGATTTGAGTTTTAAAACATTATCTACGTAAACAATAACTTTAAGATCGTTCAAATCTCCTGATTTTCGGTATGCTTCAATACTAAAATTATTATTCTTCAAATCAGTTACATTATATTGATTTATTACTAACTGTTTACTAGATGTAGGTATTTTACTGAAGCCGTTTACATACTCAAAACTTGTTAAATTTTTATACTTTTTTAAGTAACCTGTATCAATACGTTGAGTATATAATTCAGTATCATCTTGATATGTAAAAGTATCACTTAGCAAGCAAAAATTAAATACAATGTCGCCTGAGTTATTAATAGCTCTGTATGATAATGGAAATCCTAATTCTGCATCAGGTGTGCCCGAGCCTTGCTTATAGGAAAATATTTTTGTACCAGGAAACGTTGTACTATTATAAAACGTCTCGTCACTAAAACTATTTTTGTTTGCATCAAATACTTCAAATAATGGTTGTTGATTAGTTTTTGTTTTTTGTTGTGCTTGAACCCATTTATTAGTTTTGTAGTAAAAGCTAGTACCTGCAAAACTATCTCCTTGAGTAACTAGCACACATTCTAAATCTTGCGGGATTGTATCAGAAGTTTCAATAAGACTAATTTGTCTAATATTATCTACTGTAATAAATTTAACTTTATATATTTTACCATTTACTAATACATCTGTATCAGCAGTAAAGAGTACACGCATTCCGTCTGCTAAATCTATTCCGTCTATATTATATCCTGCTGTACCTTCAATAGTACTAAACACATCTTTAGTAAAGTTGTCTACAAGATCAACGTCATCTTTTGCAAATACTCCAGCATTATTTAATTTTAATCCTGCTTCAAATTCTATAATAGGACGTTTAGCCCTAGTTGTTTCATCTAGTGTTTCAGGAAGACCATTATATTTTTCACTTTCTAAAACAACATCTTTATGATACCAGCAATTATATCTACTCCAAGGATTTCTATCCTTACTTGCTCTGTTAATCGTAATATAATCTTTTGTTTCAGCATAAGCTTTAGAATCAGCAAATGGTAGCTCATCAAATTTATCTGTATCAAAAGGTATTAACTTATCTTCTGTGTAAGCAGCAGGAATAATTAAATCTTTATCTCGTATTAATGAAATTTTATCGCCAACACCCTCAATGTACCATAAATTAGTTTCATACTTTGCAGGAGTTACTTCTCCTTGAAATTTAACTTTCATTCCATTAGTAAATTCAACTCCGTTAGCACTTTTATAAGTCTTTTTGCCTAAAACTTCTTCGTCAATATTAATAGCAGAATTTTCTTCTATGTCGTAAATCCTTATTAATCCGCTTGTATCGATTGCATTTTTACTAACGTAATATAGTCTATCTGGAGCATTCAATGGAACTGTAAATTCAATAGTACCTTTTTCTACATACACAACTGATAATACTTCGCCTTCTTCTCCGTACTTTGTAATACCATCAGGATAAAGTGTGCTTACATTTTCATCAGCATCAAAAGTCACAGAACCACTGCTAGGTAAAATAATGTACTCTCCTTGATCGTAATTATTACCGTACAGTTGCCCATCAAATTGACCGTCAGCACGTAATCCTTCTGATCCAGCTGTAAGCACAGCAGTACCAGGTGTAAATGTTCTTGAGATACTGAACGCAATTGGATGACCTGGTGTATCAATTTCAAATCTATATGTTTGACCTTTAAAAAGTTTTATTGTAGGATTTACAGTTAACCCATCGTTGAACACGTAAGCAATATTATCTGTTTGATCTGATGTAGTAACTGTATACGTGCTTACTATCTCTTTGCTTTGTCCTCTAACCGATACTGTTGTAGGTCCATTAGGTAGCCAATAATATTCTCTAAAATTAACAAACTTGTCATAATCAATATTAGGATTCCACGCATACGTTTCCTGATTGTTTAACCTACTATGGTTTTTATTATTAGATCCAAAAACTCCTAGCTGATTTACATAATCATTATAATCTTTATAAAAAGTAACATTGTCAAAGTTATCTTTAATAACTGTGGCAGGTTCTAGTTGATAGTTAGTTCTATCATTACTAATATCACCAATATAATTGTCAGTTGGGGTAAACGCTTTAGCAGTATTTCTGCCTATGTACCCGCTTACTTTCTCTGCGACACCCGGTGTAATAAGTTGATCTAATGTACCTTGTAAGAATTTTCTATTAGCTTCAGTCCTAAAAAACTTTGGAAGGAAATCTGTACTAATTTTTTTTACTTTACCATCAGCAGGAAGTGGACTTTCGTTTTGATTGTCATCGTATGCCATTAGTAGCTATAGCCTCCACCACTAGAATTTGATCCACTGCTAGAGCTTGATCCACTGCTAGAGCTTGATCCACTGCTAGAGCTTAATGAACTAGAACTAGAAGTCGTTGTAGAAACACTATTAGTAGCAGTTGCACTAGATGCACTACTAACAATATTTGCACTAGCGTCTGCACTATTAATACTTGTAATTACAGTTCCGCTTGCTTGTATTTCTTTAGCAGTAATTTCTGAAATCGTTTCAATATCTCCAACAGTAGCCGAGCTAATAAAAATTTCGTCTGGTTCAGATTTTATTTCAAATAAACTTCCAAATTTTGAAGTAGACTGGTTTGGTACTATAAGCACTGAAACTAATCTTGGAGACAACTGATTCATTATATATGCACTAAGTTCTTGAAAATAAAATGTTTCACCAAAATCCCAGTTTTCTATTGCAAAAAATCTATTAATTGATTCGACAATATTTGATTTTAGTTCATTATCATTTATAACTAAATCACGATTTTTAACTATTTTAAATTTCACTTGCAAATCTGGTGATGCTTTTGATCCAAATAATATTTTATATTTTGCAGGATAATATATTACTTCATCACTTATACTTTTAATTTTATCAATAGCAGATCCATAAAGCCTAAATAACTCATCATTACTTTGTGGTCTAGGTTCTACATCTATTTCGTCAATAATAAATTTTCTTACTTCATTGTCATAGCTTTTTGTAAGTAAATATGTGTCAATAATATTACTAGCACTAGGATCTATTCTATAACTACTATCTGCAACATGCACATAATGAAACTTTAATCCATCTCTTCCTGCATATGCTCTATAGTCTGAAGTTAAAACTGTATTGTTTAAGATTTTATTAAGCTTTTTAAATACTTTTTCATCTTCTAAATAAAATACTTGCCCGTCTGTTCTAGAACTATATGGTGCTATTGCAGATTCGTTTGTAACAATAACAATTTCATTATTAGTATTTGCAAAATATTTAAAATCTTCTACTCCATCAGATGTTTTATAACTTTTTTGAAAAATTAATCTTTCAGATATAGAAATACTACTATTATTTTGATTTACTATTTGCTCAAAAATTTCCGGATCATCTACTATACCGTCATCGTCTAGATCAATGAATTGAACTTCTATTTTTCTAGAGTCAATATATCCATCTGGGTCTCTAAAAGCACCTGAAACAGTCCATGTAAAATCATTATTGAACGACGAAGTACTACCCGGAGCATTATTAATATTAAGTATATCAATTTTATCTCTGACAATTTCTCCTGTAGAAGGATTATAAACTTTATCTATACCATCAAAATAGAATCTAACTTCATCTGCACTTTCAATAATATATCTTAAATTTCTATATGTTATAGTATATGTTTCGCCATCAGTTTTAAAATATAATAACCAGCTTGAATCTAAATTCTGTGCTGTGTTATCTCCTGTTTTTCCTGTAGTAAAATCTTGAGAAACATTTAAATTTTCTGAAGTAATAATTTTCCATTGTCTGTCAGTTAAATCATATCTTAAACCAAAATCTTTGTAAGCAAATGCTTGATCAATTAATTGGACTTTCACAGCATCTGTAAGAACTTTTGAAAAATTAGGAACAATTTGATCTAACACAGCATTTGTTGGAATAACTTCATTAAATCTAATTGGACCGTTAGTAGTAGTTGTATTCACTACAGTGCCATTTCCGTCAACTGTTATTACTTTAGCCCATTTATAATTTTTACTACCTAAATAATTTGCTGCGCCTGAACCTAAAGTGCCATCTGGCTTAAAATGAAATCCAGAAGGTGCAATAAATCTACACATAGTTCCTGGTTCGATATAACGCAAACTATTAGCAGTGAAGCTGCTGACCATATATGGATTTTGAGTTGCATCTAAAAATCTTCCAGTTGACTCTGTTTTAAATGTTGTTGATTGTGACCAACTTGCATTTAGATCAGATACAAGTGTTTTAGGGAATTGATCAAGATAGAAATTTTTCATATAGGACGAATTTAATATACCTTCTACAGTGTTATTAATTACACCTTCTATATCACTTTGAGTAGTAAATGTAAATTCTTTTTTAAGTTGAAAAATTTCTTTGTATAATACACCGTCATCTGCAAACAAACTAGTATTGCTATATTTGCCCGAAACGTCTTTAAGATCAAAGTACCTACTAATACCACTACTAATCCTATTTGTACTTTTTGTTTTAATAATTTCTTGACTTATTGCAAGCGGACCTATATTATAGTCTTCCCCAGTAATTAGTCTATTTTGTGTATAATAAGTTGCAGGAGCATTTGCTTTAATCTCCTCGCTACTTTCAGACGCAGTTCCATTTGTTACTGTATAGTTAAGTTTAAATCCTAATGATAAAACTTCTATATTACCACTTCTACTTTGATATTCTATATCAATATTAACATTTCCAATAGCGCCTGGATTAATTACACTAGCAGCATTTGCACTAGTTCTATAGTAAGTTCTAAAATTACCTGAAGGCAAATTTCCAAATAAACCATCTGAGAAAACTAAATTTATTCTATCTCCTATTCTAGTGGTTACAGCATAAACATTTTTTATACCTTCAAATAAATTATTGTAAATTACATTGTTGCCCTCAACCGCATCAACTTTTGTCCAAAAATCTGTTTCGAATCCGTTGCTGTCTATATTATAAAGCCAAACATCTGAATCATTAATGTTTGCTACGTCTACTGCAACAGATTGATTTGGTACAGGATTATTTACTGAAAAGTCTGAACTTGATAATTTACCCTGTTTGAACATCATAAAGAATCCAGTGTTTGAGCTTCCAGCGCCTTGTCCGTCATCTCTAAACAAAAAAGCAGGGCTTGTACCAGGAATTGGAGGTTCTTCTATCAAATTTTCTCCGTTAATTCCAGCACTTACAACTTCATATCTTGTTGTAACACCTTCTACTTTTTTAGAAAAAGGAAAAACTGCACTAGTTGTATTAGTTGCGTTTATCCTATATTGTTGAGTAATCACATTTGCAATTGATGCACTCTTTAATGGATTTCCTATTTGATTAGTTACAGGTAATGATGAATTTAAAATCTTAACCATTTGTTCAAAATAGTTTGAGTTAGCCTGATCATTCCATTTAATTACGACATTTGCTAAATTTTGTCCTGTACTATCTATAATAGGTTCTGTAGTTTTGATAGTATTAAGCTTTAGTATTCCGCTTGAAGCTTGATTACGTCGAGGATTATAAGACAGCATTCTAGCTAATCTCAATACACTTTCTCTACGTTCGGCTGTTTCTAAGAAATTTTCTCTTGCATTTAAATCTATTCTAAAACTTAAATTTTGTCCAAGGAACGCAATCATATCTATAAGTGCAAGGTATTCTGAAGACTCAATATAATCATTAAAATCTTCAGGATAGTTTTGTCGCAGATAGTTAATCATCGTCCTGCGAAGATTATCAAAATCGTAACTTGCAAAATCAGCGTTACGAAACGATTGGTAAATTCTTTTCCAGTCCTCAGATACTAACAATCTTGACTGTCTATCAGTTGCAGACATTTAGCTTTCCTCTATTACTATGATATTTATCTGTTACAGATAAGTGCGTAGTTAATTCTCTACAGAAGACCATTTTTTTGATCAAACTTAAAACGTAAATTTTCTGAAATACTATAAGGAAGGAAAGTAAGTGTGCAGTCTACAGTTATTCCCTGTTCATATGTATCTACTACTATTTCTTCTACACTTATTCGACTATCATAATTTACTATGTCAGTTACATTTTGTACAATTGCTTCTTGTAAATCAATAGTAAAAGGCTCATATAATAAATCCCAAATAATTGTGCCGAACTTTGGATCAGTAAGTTTTTCTCCTTGTCGTATATGAAAATGATTAATTAGATCTTGCTTTATAATATCAAAGTCATACTTAGCGAATCCAGTATTCTTTCCATCTACTGTAGAAAATCCTCTATAAGTTCTACTACTTTTTGCAGACTTTTGTTGTTCACTTACTGTAACTCTTTTAATTAAGTTTTTTTCTAATTCACTCATATTGTATTTACCCGACAGTTCCTTCTACAGGAAGTACTACAGTACCTGATCCTGATTGGGTAGGTGTACCTCCTCCACCTAATTCTTGTTTTAAACTTGACAATGCATCTAACTTTTCATTGTTAAATCTTTTTACAACACTTCTTCTTACTTCATTAGTACTTTTACCAAAGTGTGCCATTCCATTATCTCTTGCTCTTTCATTATAAACAGCAACAATCAATGCATCATCTGCAGGATTATTATTGCCGCATGCTTTTAACGCATTTTTAAATACTCTGTTACACCCGCCTGCACCATGCTGAATTGCTGTTGACCACAATACGTCTTGCAATGTTTTAGATCTTGTTCTTACATCTATTCCAGTACTCTTTGTAACTTTATCAGCAGCCGGCACAAAATATTGCACTACAGCATACTGATGTTGATCTTCTGCTCCGGCTCCTGACATAATTGACTTCCAAGACTGTTTAAAGGAATCTGATCCTAATTTAGCCAAAGAATGCCCGCCTGCGTCAACAAGTTGCTGATGGGTTTCAGGTGCTTTACGTTTTGTGTAATCCATAAACCCTTTAAATCCACCGGTCTTTGTTGCAAGTTGATAAGTGCCATAGCTCCAACCACCTGTAGTATCATATCCTATTGCTGTAGGATCTCCCCTTGATTCATATCTTTCGCTTAGTTTTCCTAGTTCACCAGTAAAGCCGAAACTTGGTGCATACTCATCTACCGGAGTTTGTCCTGTTCCTGTTGCCGAGCCTCCTCCATGATTTTCGTGTCCTGTGTCAATGTTGCCTCCTGAATTAGCAACTACTCCACTCCTTCTTCTACCTCCTTTTCCTTTCAAAAAGGTATCAGGAGTAAGTATTCGATCAGCAGTTGCAAGAGCTCCTGGATTTTCTCTATCAGTTTGTGCTTTTTTATATGCTTGTGGATCTAGATTTTCATGATGTGGCCACGGTTCATGTTGAGGTGCTCTAGGAACAATACTGTCATATACTACTGGTTTTGTTGATCCTGGGAATATGAAAGGTAAAAGAATAGTTTCTAACTCTACTGCATCTGTTGCTTTTTCGGCGCTGCTAGCACGAGGCCCATTCATATGTATAAATTTAGCTGTTTCTCTATGCTCTTTTCCAGAAAGTATATTAGTAGATCCGCCAGCAGTTAATTTTGTATCCTGCCCAGTGTTTACATTTAAAAATTTTCCTGTAGAAATATATTGATTACCAACAACACCATTATGAGAATTATTATTAACAGTAACTTTGCTGTCTCTTCCAACAATTAGATTATAATCGTGTTGTGATTCAAACTGTATTCTTCCACTGTCTAATCCTTTAGCGTCAATTGGTGTTCCTTTGCTATATCGAGCAGAGGCTTTTATGTTAACATTTCTTCCAGCTTCCATGTTTATATCTCGTTCAGCTGTAATGTTAAAATCTGCGTCTGTCATAATACTTACACTATCTTGTGCATGAATATCAATTTTTCCATCACTAGTCATTTCTATCCAAGTAGTACCTCTTGCATTACCGATATAGATTATATCTTCTGAATTATGCATTAATAGTTGATGGCCAGTTCGTGTTCTTAACCTTAAAAGCTCATTTTGTGGGATTGACTGTTTTCCACCTGATTCTCTGTCAATTTTATTGACATATAATGGAGGACCATCTTCAGGATGTGTTTTTCTAATAAAACTTCCATCTCCGTCATCCATAACTAAACTTGAGCCGCCTAGTCTATTATAGGGAATATCAACTTTATCTTCAGAAGGTCCTACTGAAACTTTAGGAGATCCATCTCTTTTATCAAGAGGACCCGGTGTGTTAAAACCAAAAACCATACTAGGAGTTTCTCTTCTAGCACTTGAAGTAGTTGTTCCTCTAGCTTCGTCAAATAATAGTCCCTGTGTTTCTAAAACTTCGGTAAAATCTTTATTGTAGGGTTTGCTAAACAATGTAGGATCTATTTTACTTCCATCTTCAAAAGCTTTATTATATTCTCCTACTGGTAATTTTGATCCTTTTATACCATCCGGTGTTAAAGCTGTAGTAATTTCAGTACTTGCTCTACCGTCCGGAATCATAAAGTTCATATAATCGTCTGGAACACAACCTATCCAATAACCTAAGTTTAAGTTGCCTTCAACAAATATAACTAATACTCTAGTTCCTATATCAGGCGGAACCATCCACATACCATAACTTTTTTGGGTATGTTGATAGCCATCGTTTGCGGTTAATCCTACTCCTGGTGTTACACCGTAAAACGGGCTAAGATATCTAACTTGTACTAATTGTCCAGCAGATTCAGGAGTATTACCAGAACCTGTATATTTTACAAGCTCAACTTCTAATCCTCCCATAAACCTTCGATCTAAATGATTAACAACTATAGCTTCGTATGGACCTACGTCATATACTTTATTAGTTGTTACTTTAGAACGTTTATAATTTCCTGAAGTACTACTCATTTTTTTCCTTTAGTCAATAATAATTAGTCACACGGGTCTTTTTCATCACCTACTACTGGTGATACGCTAGACGTGTTACTTGTTGACTCTGACCCTTCAACTGTAGTTGTTGTATTTCCTTTTAAAGTATGTTCGCCTTTGCCGCCTCCTATGCCACCTGCTAAACCTACTCTTATTTTTTTACCTGTTTCAAAATCATATCTATCATCATATAATGCCGGAGCAAAATATTTGTAAACTCCAGCAACATTAGACAATGGAACAAAATCTTGACTTACCACTGTAGGTGCTGTTGTGCCTTCTGATCTTGCAAAAAGCTCATTACTTAACGGTTTCTTTTTAGCTGCAACTATCAAATCTTCTTCTGTAAATGGGGTGCCGGAAATTGCGGAAAGTGCTCCGTCTCTTTTAGACTTTGCTTCATCTACATATTGTTGATTAATATTAAAATCTGTAGGACTTAAATTAGTAGGCGGTCTTACTTTATTTGCTGTTGTTAAATATGATCTGTATTGTTCTACTGCTGATGGCGGTATAACGTCATCTGTAGTTTCTACAGCAAAAACTTGATCTTTGTATACTATTCCTGAAGGAATAATTGTTTGGTACTTGTTAGTTCCTGGAGTTACAAATCTATCAGGATTAGTATTTGTATCAGTACCAACTGAAGGTGATTCCTGTACATCATAATCGTCTAAAGTATCTGGATCATCTATATGATAAGAAAAAGGTCCCATTATACGCTAACTCCTTTTTTAGCTTCTGTTAAAATATCTGTTGTAGTAGCTACAGCTGCAGTAATATCTGAATTTTTTACTGAAGATTGAAGTGCGGACGCTAATTGTTCTGTCTTGTTTTCAATATTAGGAGGTATAAATTGTTCAAAAGACTGTTCTAGTTGGGCTGCCAAATCAGCGCCGGCAATTGCAACTTTACCTTCAGTAGAATTTAAGTCAACACTTACTTGGCCAAATGCTGGTACTGCTGATACTAGTGCATTTGTAACTGCGGCTGCTTGATCTAATCCAAAAGAACCTGAACCAAGTGATCCTGGCACTGCTGATGTTAAACTACTAAGAGCATTAGATGCACTTGCACCTGCTGATGTTATCGAACTAAGAGCATTAGATGCACTTGCGAATGAACTTTGTGCTGAGTTTACTAGTCCCGAAGCTTGATTAGCAATTGAAGATAGTTTACCTACATTCAGGCCTGAGTTTGATGCTTGAGCTAATAAGTTACTTGCTTGATTTACAACGCTATTAACGCTAGAAAAGGCATTTTCTATATCTTGCAAGGTATCATTAACCATACTAGCATTTGGAACATTTGCTGTTGAATAGCCCAGCGGAAGATCTCCTACTTTTAATCCTCCTGTTACGTTTTCTGTTGCCAATGTTCTATCTTGTCCTGCAATACGCACTAATCTAAGATCTTGTGTAAATTGTCCTTTGTTGAATATGTTTGAAACCGTAACAACACTATATAACCCGCTAAATTGAGGCACTAGCACAGGCATCTCAACAAGAGATCCACCATCTTCGTAGTCAAATGGTGATCTAAAGTTTATTACAACAAAAACTTCCCCCTCAGTATAAGTCATTGTACCTACTTCTGTAGTATTAGGTGATGATCCTGATCTTGCAGGGTGAAAGTTTCCTATTTCTTGTGGTAAGAAAAACGGATCTCCCCAAATTGACATTTCAGCTGTAACTAAGTCTGTTGGAGAGTTTAATAAAATGTCGTGAAAATTTTCTGCGGCTTGTCTACGAATATCTTTATCTCTAGTGCCCATAGATACACTAGGATTTCCTACTTCTTTGGTTGCTGCTGTAGCTTCAACATTTTCCTTAGCAGGTTGATTTGGGTTATCTACTGTTTTTCCGCCTTGTTCTTGTGAAGATGTTACAAGCTGATTTCCTGTTGCTGATGCCTTGGCTCCTGCATTGTTACCATAGTTTGCTGACACTGTTCTCATAAAGGCAGTATTTAAATTTATATCAAAATTTAAAACGTCTTCGTTTTTACCTGTATACAGATAATTGTATTCTTTAGCAGCAGAGCTCATTAATCCTCTAATATTTTTTGGCGACTGACTGTTTGTTGTAGCCTTCGCTCCGCTAGTTTTATATGGCATAATAGAATATACAACTACTACTGGAGGACGTCCCATGTCATTTTCAGTATCTTTATTTTCTTCTAAATATATTTGCGAATCAATCATAAACCATGTACGCAATCCGTTTTCATCTTCTTCTTTACTTGCATTTTCTTTACAATATTCAGTAGTCAACAATACTTTTTCTATACAAGTAGTGATAGCTTCGCCTTTATTAAATTCATAACTTCTCGAAAATTCCCCTGGAGTTAAGGCCGCTGCATTTTTATCAACTAGTCCAGGTGTTACTTCTTCACCTCCACAAGGGTCATCCTTAGCTTCTTGTTTTTGTGCATCAGCGCCGGCATCTAATTCATCTGCTTGATAAGAACCATTCATTGACGGAGCATCTTGATTGCCGCCTTGTGATGCGTCCTCAAGCAATGGCGATAATCCAATTTCATTCATGCTAGATGTATCTTCTGCAAAAGCTAATAATGTTTCAAACAAAGAAGTAACAGGTTTTATTTGAATTAGTTTTGATGTACGACTCTGATTGTTAAAATTTTCATTCTGTGCTATTTGGTCAGCTGTCTCTTGTGTTCCTCTTTGTTCTACAAATGTTTGTGCTGCATCTGGTTCTTCTGTTTTTTGCAGGCCGGATTGTAAAAAGTTTTTTATAGAATCTTTTGATTTAGGAAAACATATAATAAACCTATCATATCCTGGAATAATCTCAGCATCTTCCATTTTTTCAATACGTTTGTTTAATCCAGATGCTAAAGATTTATCGCCATTTTGTAAAACGGTATGTGCTAATGTTCCTGCCGAGTGTATTTGTGTATAAAGTGTGTTCATATGATCAGCTAACCCTAGCTCATTATATGCTACTCCACTACATTGGTATTTTGTTCCTTGTCCAGAAACTGACATTTCTACATTAGTAATTAACATTGGCAAATATATAGGAGCTATATCACCTGACATAGAACCGCCAAAACTTTCAGCAAACCCGGAAAATTCAATTCTTAAGCAAAACGGTGCTGTAAAATAATTGTCATATCCTGCTCCGTTGTTTGCAGTTTTTGCTCCAACAACTAAAGCTTGGATAAAGTTTCCCATAGAATAAGGTTCAGTAACAACAAAACTAAAAGTTGTTCCTAGTGTTACTCCTGTTTTAGGATTGGGTGTTACAACACCATCATATGTTAATTCGTCAATAAAATATTCTGCATGAGGAGATAAACTATTACTTGATATTTCAGCTTCTGTTTGTACTCGTTTTCCTAAGTTACCGCCTGTAGATTTTATAATATGATTTGAAAATCCCACACTTCTATATGTTTCAGGATTGTTGTATTCTTGATTACTTAAAATACCTAATGTAATTTTATAATTGTATGATGCAAACTCTCTAAGAGGGTTTGGTATTGAGCTAGAACTAGCCCCTATTTTAGTTAAAGGATCTCTTATATCTAT